TGCGAGTTCCTGGTGGTCACGGACCTGGGCAACCCGCTGGCGGTGGATCCGTTCCGCTACGGCAGCAGCGAGGTCGATCCCGATCCGGTGAAGGCGCTGCTGAAGGTGCGCAACGAGGTCTACGCGCTGAACCGGCACACGATCGAAGCCTTCGACAACGTGGGCGGCTCGGGCTTCCCGTTCCAACTCATCACTGGCGCGCAGATCGAGAAGGGCACGATCGGCACGCACACCTGCTGCGTGTTTCTGGAGTCGATCGCGTTCCTGGGCGGCGGGTTCAACGAAGAGCCTGGTATCTACCTGGGTGCGAACGCCAGCACGCAGAAGATCAGCACGCAGGACATCGACAAACTGCTGGCGACCTACACCGAGGCGCAACTGGCGCTGTGCCGCATGGAGGCGCGGAACTACCGCTCGCACCAATTGCTGTACCTGCACCTGCCGGATCGCACCATCGTCTACGACGCGGCCGCAAGCGCGGAACTGAAGCAGCAGGTGTGGACGGTGCTGGCCTCGACCATCGTCGGCTTCGCGCAGTATCGGGCGCAGAACCTGGTGTGGTGCTACGACAAGTGGCTGGTGGGCGATCCGCAGTCCAACGCCGTGGGCTATCTGGTGGACGACATCGGAAGCCATTGGGGCAACACGGTGCGGTGGGAGTTTGCCACCCCGATTGTGTACAACAGCACGAAGGGCGCAGTGGTCCACGAACTGGAACTCGTCGCGCTGACGGGCAGTGTGGCCGTGGGCCTGAACCCGCAGATCAGCACATCGTATTCGCTGGACGGCGTGGCCTGGGCGCAGGATCACTTCATCACTGTGGGCACGACGGGTAACCGCGCCAAGCGCCTCGTCTGGCGGCGGCAGGGCTTCATGCGGCAGCGGCGGATGCAGCGGTTCCGGGGTGACAGCACGGCGCACATCGGCGCGATCGCGCTGGAAGCCCAGATCGAAGCGCTGAACTACTGACATGGCAACGTCGCGCCTGAACCTCACGCGAGATCAACTCGCCACGTTCCTGAAGGATCACGAGCAGATCCGGCAGTTTGAGCGCCTGTTTGCCGACGTCAACCAGTTGGAGCCGACGACGCTGACGGACTTGGCAATCGCGGCCACCACGGCCGGACAACAGGCAGTGCAAGCGCTGGATGCGGCCCTCACGGCAGCGCAGGAAGCCGCTGTAACGAGCGCCAGCGCCGAGGCCAAGGCCCAGGTAGCCCTGGACCAGATCGCCGCGCTACAGCGCGATCTGGGGCCTGGTGCGTCTGTGTTGCTGACGCTGCTGGAAGCCCTGCGCCGCGATGTTGAGGGCCTGCAGATGCTGCCGCCGCCCCGAGAGCGCAAGCGCACGCGCTACGGGCAGTTCTACGACACCACGACGCAAACCGTAGGCACGGTCAACACGGCCACGCCGGTGACGTTCAACACTACCGACATCAGCAGCGGAGTGCGCTTGCGCAGCCCCAGCACCAGCGAGATCGAGGTTGACACTGAGGGCCTGTACAACTTTCAGACGTCCATCCAGATCGACACCACATCCGGCGGCACAGACCTGTTGTGGTTCTGGTTCCGCAAAAACGGGACAGATATTGCCAATTCTGCATTTCAGGTGCAGATTCAGGGCAACAATGCAGAATTGCTGCAATCTTTCAATCTGTTCATCGACATGAAATCCGGTGATTACGTTGAGCTGATGTGGGCTTCCGATGATCTGGATGCAGAGCTTGCAACGTTCGCCGCATCGGGCTTTTATCCGGCCATTCCATCAGTCATACTGACCGTATCAAACAACATCCGAGGTGAGTTATGAGCGTCATCGTCAAAACGCTGGTTGCGCCGCTGCAACTGCAGAACACGCAGAGCACCCAGTACGCCGCGCCTATCGGCACGAAGGCGATCATCGACAAAGCGACGGTCACCAACACCGACACCGTGGTGCGCACGTTCAGCGTGAACCTAGTGCAGTCCGGTGGATCTGCCGGCAACGCGAACCTGATCATCGACTCTCGCGCCGTGCAGCCCGACGAAACCTACCTGTGCCCGGAACTGGTGGGCCATGAGTTGGATTCCGGTGCGTTTATCTCGACAATCGCATCGGCGGCGACTGCGCTGACGTTCCGCGTTTCTGGCCGGGAGATTACCTGATGTGCAACAATGCAGGCGCTGAGTTCCAGGCGTCCAGCGGCCACATAGGAGGCTGAGATGGACTTTTTCACGACGCTGTTGACGCTGGGCGGGAGCCAGTTGCTCGGCGGCCTGATCCAGGCTGATGCTGCGGAAGAGGCATCGCAGATCCAAGCCGGCATGTCGCGCGAGGCGATTGCCGAGCAGCGCCGCCAGTTCGACGCGATCAACCAGATGCTGGCCCCGTATCGGCAGGCTGGCGAAGTTGCGTTGGGTCGGTTTGCGCCTTACATCACTGCCGGCGAGCGGGCTTTTGAACAGCAGGCCGCTTTGGCGGGCCTCAGCGGCCCCGAGGCGCAACGCGCAGCACTGGAGGGTATCTCCACCTCTCCTGGCTTCCAAGAAACCGTCAGGCAGGGCGAGGAGGCCATGCTGGCGCGTGCTGCGGCTACCGGTGGGCTGCGCGGTGGAAACATTCAGTCGGCACTGGCGCAGTTTCGGCCGCAGATGCTGCAGCAGGCAATCGAGCAGACCTACGGCAGGCTGGGTGGCCTGGCGGGCACGGGCTTGAACCTCACTGGCGAACTGATGAGCGGCGGGCGCGGTGCTGCGGCACAGACGGGGCAGTTTGGCGCAGGCATGGCGTCGAACATTGGCAACCTGCTTGCCCAGCAAGGCGCAGCACAGGCGGGGGGTGCGTTGGCTGGCGCAGCGCCGTTTGCACAGCTTGCTGCGCTGCCGGGGCAGTTGGTTGGGATCAACCTAGCGCGAGGTGGGTCGTTGTTCGGGGGCGGTGGCGGCCTGTCCTCCGCAGAGCAAACCCAGTTCGGCAACATTCTTCGGGGGCGCTGAAATGGTCCAGCCGTACAACTACGCAATCCAAGCCCCCAGCGCGTTTGAGTCGCTGGTGGGCGGGCTGAAGATCGGCACGTCGCTGCAGGAGATGGAGGCGCAGCGGCAGCAACGGATGCTTCAGGCGGAGAAACTCCAGCAAGACATGGAGATGCGGCAAAAGCAGCAAGAGCAGTTGCAGCTTCTGCGCGCAAAGCCATTCAACCAATGGACGAGCGAAGACGTCACCTCGGCGTCCATGCTCATGCCAAAGGAAGGCCTGACGTTCTTGCAGCAGCAAATGTCGTCCATGTCTGCGGATCAGCGCAGGGCGCGTGCTTTGCAACTTGGTCAGCTTGGCAGTGTGGCCTTGATGGGCGACAAGGAGCGCACTGCCGCCGTGTTCGATGAGATGATTGAGGCCGAGACCAATCCGCGCGAGAAGGCGGCATTGATGGCCCAACGGCAAACTGCGCTGACCAATCCCGAGGGGCTTGCCAAGATGTACGTCACCATGCTGCCCGGGCTTGGCAGCGAGGGAGAAAAGGTCGCCGAGAATCTACTCAAGACGCAGAAGCTGACGCCTGAGGCGAAGCTCGCAGCAGCGCGCGCGCAGTACGCTGATGTTCTGGCTGAAAACGAAATTGCGAAGGCGGCCGCAGAGGCCCGCAAACTCGGCCTTGATGCAGACAAGCTCGTAGTCGATATTGCAGAAACCAAGCGCAAACTGGCATCCGGCCCGGAACTTGAATCCGACGCCCGCAAGATCGTCAACGACTCCGTGACGTCTTCGATGGCATCCAGAAGTCTGGCGTCTCAGTACGAGTCGCTGGCGAATAACATTTCTGCTGAAGTGGGGTCTGGTGTTGCCGCTCGCGGCGAGGAGGCTGTCAGGCGGTTTTTCGGTAGGGAAGACCAAATCACTCGTCTACGGCAAGAGTACCGCAGGCTTCGTAACTCGCAGGTCATCCAAAACCTTCCGCCGGGTGCTGCGTCTGATCGAGACATTCAGGTCGCGCTGGAGGCGTTCCCGCCTGAGACTGCAAATCCTGACGTGCTGGTTCGCTTCCTGCGCGGCACTGCAAAACTGCAGCGCTACGATGCTGCCCTAGCGGCGGCCAAGGCTGAGTGGACGGCGCAGAACGGATCGCTGGGACGCTCACGGCGCGATCTCACTGTGATGGGGCAAACCATCCCGGCAGGCTCAAACTTCGATCAAACGATCGGTAGTCTGCTGCCAAATGTGGATGTACTGGATGTGGAGGGGATTGCGCAGCCCAGTGGGCAGGCGCCTGCGGCTGTTCCCGCACCTGCACGCCCTGCTACAACTACACAGCCTGTGAGGGGCGGTAGAGACATTGGTGGCGGATTCCGCGTACTGGACTAAATCATGGCAGACCGCGAGTATCGAATCCAAGCGCCTGATGGCAGCATCCTGCGCATCGTTGGGCCAGATGATGCGACGCCTGAGCAGTTGCAGGCAGCGGCGCAACGGGCATTTGCGGCGCGTCAGGTCGCCCCAGAAACTCGCATAGCCCCAGAAGTCCAAGCGCAGCGTGAAGAGGGTCGCCTGCCGATCCTGCGGGCCGAGCGCGAGCAAATCGCACAACAGGCCCAGGCTGGCGATCAGCGCGCTGTGGAAAACCTGCAAGCCATTGACCGCGAAATCGCCCGCGTCGCTCCGAGGGTTGCGGTTGCTAGGCCTGCTGCGGCGCAGGCTGTCCAGCCGTCAATGATGCAGCCCACCGCCGAGCAAACAGCGCGAGCGGCAGAAATTCCGCGTCCGATTGGTGTGCCTGCGCCGCAAAGACAGCCAGAGCCATCCCCGGGCCTGATTGACCGCATCGTCGGCGAACTGGAGGCGGCTGGGGCCCTGGTTTCTGGCGCGACAACAGCGCCGCTCTCGGCGGCAAACGCGGCGGTCAGCGAGTTCGTGCGCCAGTTGATGTCTGGCAGGCTAGGCACCGAAGAGGGCAATGTTGCTGGCGAGCAAGCCATCAAAAGAGGCATGGCGGCTGGCACCTACACCCCAAGGACGGAACTCGGGCGCGAGTACACGGGCCAGATCGCCGGCGCATTGCAGCAAGTGCCGCCCTATATTCCTGTCATTGCGCCCGCAGTAGCGCCAGGCGCTGCGGCTGTCCAACAGGCAAGAGCCCGAGCAGCGCAGCCGCAAGCGGTGCCCATGCCTCGCTTTGAGCCGACGCTCGAGGCCGCACCGCAAGCAGCGCAACAGGCTGGCCGCGCACCGATGCCGACGCCTCAAGTGCCGGAACTGGACATCACGTTACAGGGCGCGGAGCCGATCAGCCCTGTGACCACGATGCGCCCCGGTGGCGCGGTCGGCGCACAGGCAACCGATGCAGCGCTTCGGCGCGTGGCCACGGCGCAGCAAATGCCCGTCCCAATGACGCTGACGCGGGGCGCGGCAACGCGGGAAGCGGAGCAGCTTGCGTTTGAGAAGGAGGCCATGAAGGGGCCGCTCGGCGCACCCTTGCGGCAGAGAGCAGAGGAAAACAACCTCCAAGCCCTACAGAACATGGACGCCATCATCGACATGACGGAGGCAAGAGCGCCGGACATTTCTGCGACCGGAAATGCCGTGATCAAGGCGCTGAGCGATGGTTATCAGAATGAGAAAAACCGCGTCCGCGTTCTTTACAACGAGGCCAGCAAGTCGCCAGAGGCAAGGGCGCCCGTCGATACAAATACGGTTGTCACCATCGGATCTGGGGACAATCAGATTCAGGACTCTCTGATTGGCTATCTCAACTCAAGGCTGACGGGAGTCCCATCTGCTGCTGTTGCCGATACTGCGCGTCAGCAGATGGTGAAGTTGGGGCTTGCAGCTCGAAACGAAGACGGCAGTCTTTCCAGTCTTCCGGCAACAGTGAAGGACATGGAGACGCTGCGCCGGGAATTGAGCGGCGTCGCAAAGTTCGATGACGCCACTGGCAGGCGCGAAGAAACAATCCTCAAGCAGTTGATCGACGCGCAAACAGAGCCTGTGGCCGGGCCGAAGTACAGGGAGGCGCGTGCCGCTCGCGCGCAGATGGCCCGCAAGTATGAAAACCGCGCCGTTGTCGCAAGGCTAATCACCAATGTGCGCGGCATGGATGACCCGAAGGTTCCGGCCGATCAGGTGTTCCGAAAAAGCATTGTGAACGCTTCGCCCGAGGAAATCACCTTCCTGCGCAGGGTGCTTCAGACCAGCGGGCCAGATGGCAAGCAGGCATGGAATGAGCTGCAGGGTGCGTTCGGAAGGCATCTGCGCAACGAGGCAACCAAGGGGCTTGGTCTGGACTCAAACGACAACCCTCTTGTTTCTCCCGCGCAACTGCACCGCGCCATCCAGCAGTTTGACGCCAATGGGCGACTTGATCTGATGCTTGGCAAACAGAACGCGCAGATCGTGCGCGACCTGGATGATCTGGTGCGCTATGTCAACACGGTTCCACCCGGCACGCTTGTCAACTCATCTGGCACCGCCGGCACGCTGATTGCGGCGCTGATGGAAACCGGCGCACAGACCGCAATGACGGGCGTTCCAGTGCCGGTCGTCATGGCGGCCAGAGAGATTGCCAAGATGCGCCGGCGCAACGTCGAAAAGAAGAAGATCAATGACGCCCTGAACGCTCTGCCTACTGCAAAATAACCTCTGCCCAGGAGCCCCAACCATGAC